TGGCGGACAAGAAGGCGCAAGACGCAGCCACCAAGGCTTACGATGCAGCCGACAAGACGCCTCCAGCGCCCAAGACAAAGAAGTACGCCAAGGGTGGCAGTGTGACCCGCGCAGACGGCTGCGTGACCAAGGGCCACACCAAAGGCAAGATGGTGTAAGTCATGAGAGCCAGTCGCGGCATGGGTGCCATCAACCCGTCGAAAATGCCTTCTGGCAAGCGTAAAGCTCGCCGGGATAACACCGACTTCACCGAGTACGCTGAGGGCGGAAAGGTGGGTTTGTATGACAACATACATGCAAAGCGAAAGCGCATTGCTGCTGGTTCTGGTGAGAAAATGCGCAAGGTTGGTAGCGCGGGTGCTCCGACTGCAAGCGCATTTGCGCAATCGGCCAAGACTGCGAAGAAGTAAATCATGACCACATCAGACGAATACCTAGCAGGCCTCTTTGATGGAGAGGGGTGCGTTTCTATGCACCTTGCAAAAGCCGGTTACGTATCCGTTCATGCTAAGGTTTCAATGTGCGACCGAGCACCAGTGGCTGCTTTGTTTGCAAGATTCGGCGGAAGCATGTCAGACGGCCAGCAAATCACCAAAACAGGCAGGCATGTCTACACATGGTCGGTATTCAATGCCGAATGTGTTGAGGCGCTGCGTGTTTTTTCAAAGCTGTGCTTGGTTAAAAATGCGGTTGCTGTTGCTGCGCTTCCAACTGCCGAAAACATGGCAAGCAACCCAACGCGAGGAGTCTTGTCGCAAGCCGAGAAAAAAGCTCGCATTGAGGCGGCTCAGGTTATTGCTCGCATCAACAAGCCAGTTGGGAAAAGACGCATACTGGATGGTGATTTAGTTGAGGCGTACATGACCCCAAAACGCATGGGGGGCGGCAAGCGAGTTCGATTGTCGGACGGTCGTATTTTTGACACCACCATGGCAGCCGCAACGGCATTGGGTGTATCAATTTCTGCGGTATCCTTGGCAAAACGCAAAGGCACCCGTACGGCGGGCTTACTGGGGGAGGCCGCATGACGACATCTGGAACAGCATCTTTTTCGATGGATTTAACGGAGCTTGTCGAGGAGGCGTTTGAACGCGCTGGTGGCGAGCTGCGCACTGGTTACGACCTGCGCACGGCCAGTCGGTCCCTCAACCTCATGTTCTCTCAATGGGCGAACAAGGGGCTGAATATGTTCACGTACGAGCAGGGCATGATCAATTTGATCCCCGGCCAAGCGACGTACAACTTGCCTGCGGACACGGTTGACCTGCTGGAGCATGTGATTCGCACTGGCGCGGGCAGTCAATCGACGCAAGCAGACCTGACCATTACGCGGATCAGCGTTTCCACCTACGCCACGATCCCCAATAAGCTGCAACAAGCTCGCCCGATTCAGGTCTGGATTGAGCGGTTGGACACGCCCCGCATCACCGTGTGGCCCGTGCCAGACAACTCGCAGCCCTACGTGTTCGTGTACTGGCGCTTGCGCCGTATGCAGGACGCCGGTACAGGTGTGAACACCATGGATATGCCGTTCCGTTTCTACGAGGCCATGACGGCAGGGTTGGCTTATCACCTTGCGCTCAAGATTCCCGGCGCAATGGAGCGTCTACCAATTCTGAAGCAGCAGTACGATTCGGCGTGGGAACTGGCTTCAAGTGAAGATAGAGAAAAATCAGCCGTTCGTTGGGTTCCACGTCGGATGCACATAGGCTAACGCTATGCCACACAAAGACCCAGTAGCCGCAAAAGCGTCGAAACGCGCTTACTACTTAGCTCACAAAGAACAGTGGGTTAAGAGCAATGCCAAGAGCAAGGCTAAATTGCGGGCAATTGCTGCGGAGAAAAAACAAGCAGAAGCCAGCAAGCCAAAAGAAATTGTGCAACGCGCTTGCAAGGAGTGGGGAGTGGATATAACAAACTCCTATAACCCCAAGCACGGCCCGCACTGCAAAAGTTGCGTTTCGGCGTACAACAAAACCTACCGCTTTGTTAATGCTGAGCGCATTGCCGAGAGCAAAAAACAGTGGTCAACTAAAAATGCCGACTATAAGGCCGAGCAAGATCGTTTGTACGCACAGCAAAACCCCGAGAAAAGAACGCTTGCCAGAAAAAAATGGAGCGAAGCAAACCCCGGCGGGGATAAGGCTGCCAAGGCCAAAAACCACGCGGCTCGCATTAAGCGCATACCGACTTGGTTAAGCGAAGATGATGAGTGGATGATTGCGCAAGCGTACGAACTTGCAGCCTTGCGCACAAAGCTATTTGGTTTTTCGTGGCATGTTGACCATGTAATTCCGCTTAACGGCAAAAAAGTTTCTGGCTTGCATGTGCCTACAAACCTTCAAGTGATTCCTTGGCGTGACAACTTGCGCAAAGGCAACCGAATGGAGGTTGCATAATGGCAAACAGGTTTGCATCGGGCAACCGGGCCATTGCTGTTTGCGATAGGTGCGGACAGCAATTCAAGCTAAAGCAGCTCAGAACCGAAATCGTCAAGCAACGCAAGTACGAGTTGTTGGTGTGCTCGGAGTGCTTTGATCCCGATCAACCTCAGTTGATGCTTGGCACGTTCCCTGTGGATGATCCGCAGGCGCTCAGAAACCCGCGCAGGGACACAACCTACGTGACATCTGGCTTGAACGACGACGGCAACCTGTCTGGTGGCTCTCGAGACATTCAGTGGGGCTGGAATCCGGTAGGCGGAGCGAGCTTTTTTGACACGGCACTGACGCCGAACTACTTGGTGGCTACCGCGTTTGTTGGTACAGTCACCGTAACGTAAAGGAAACGACATGGCAACCTTCAGCAAAAAAATGATGGGCAAGGAAATTGGTCAAGCCAGCGTCTACGCCAAACCCCACACCATGAGTGGCAAGGTCGTTAAGGCCTCTACCAACCCCGGTAAAGAGCCAAACCACAGCAATGCAGATACTGTTTGCATGAGCGTTGGCGCAATCAACAACAAGCCAGATGGCTACCCAATCAAGACCGACGGCATTAAAATCCGTGGTACTGGCGCTGCTACAAAAGGCACCATGGCCCGAGGCCCGATGGCGTAAGACATGACGTACGACGAATTGGTTGTTGCCGTTTCCAACTACTGCGAGAACGTGTTCTCGACGGTAGACATGAACACGTTCATACGGCAGGCGGAGCAGCGTATATACAACGTCGCCCAACCAGCCAACCAGCGCAAGAACGTGACTGGCTCGTTGACGGCGGGTAACAAGTATCTTCAGTGCCCCGTGGACTTCTTGTCGGTGTACAGCTTGGCAATTTACCCTGCTGCTGGCGGCGCGTACGAGTACCTGTTGGACAAGGATGTCAATTTTATACGTCAGGCATATCCCAATCCAGCCACTACAGGCAAGCCCAAGCACTACGCTATTTTCGGTCCGCGCTCAGACAATGAAGATGAGTTGACGTTGGTTCTTGGCCCAACTCCTGATGCCGCCTATAACGCAGAGCTGCACTACTACGCCTACCCTGAGTCGATTGTGGACGCTGCTAATGGCCGCACTTGGCTTGGTGACAACTTTGATTCCGTGTTGCTGTACGGCACCATGAACGAGGCGCTGACCTATATGAAGGGCGATGCCGATATGGTCAAGCTGTACCAAGAGCGGTACGTTCAGGCAATTGCCCTGTACAAGAACTTGGCAGACGGCAAGCAACGCGGTGACGCATACCGCAACGGCCAAGTCAGAACGGCGGTCCAATGAGCATTGTCCAGACACAGACCACCAGCTTCAAGGCGGAGTTGTACGAGGGCATTCACGATTTGCTCACGGACACTCTGCGTATTGCGCTGTACACGGCAGAGGCAGACCTCAATGAGTCCACCACGGTGTACACCGCAACCGCAGAAGTAGTTGGCGCTGGGTACGTGGCTGGCGGGGTTACCCTGACCGGGGTGACCATCAACTCTTCGGGGTATACAGCCTACGTCAACTTTGACAACGTGATGTTTGGCGCTTCGGTGACTGCACGTTGCGCTTTGATTTACAACGCAAGCAAGTCTGACCGGGCCATTGCTGTGCTGGACTTTGGCTCTGACAAGACATCGGCCAGCTTTACCATCACCATGCCGCAGAATACTGCAACTACGGCGCTCATTCGCAGTTCAATTTAAGGAGTCACCATGACCACAGATCGCATCAATGCCACCGACAAGGTGGAGGCTGCTTGCAGCTATAACACGCAACCCGCTGACCAGATGAGCATCCAAGGCTCATATCATGCTGTCTGCTATGACGCGCAGGGTAACGTCAAATGGGAAGACAACATCAAGAACTTGGTTACCACCGTAGGCAAGAACCTGACGCTGGACACTATTCTTGGCAATTCGGCTGCTGGCGCTGTGGTGATGGGCCTTAAGGGAACCGGCTCAGCAAACGTGGCGGACACCCAAGCCTCGCACGCAGGTTGGCTGGAAGTAGGCCTAGCCAATGACCCTACATACTCCGGCAACCGCAAGACCCCAACATTCAGCGCCGCGTCTGCTGGTAGCAAGACCACATCTTCGGCTGTCAGTTTTTCGATTACATCGACTGGCACAGTGGCAGGTTGCTTCATCAACATCGGCGGCAGCGCAACGATTGATAACACCACAGGCACCTTGTTTTCGGCTGGTGATTTTTCCAGCTCGAAATCAGTTGTGTCGGGCGACACAATCGCGGTCAGCTACACAGCAACACTGACCTAATATGGCAACCGGGTGGGGCATAGGCACATGGGGTTCTAACGCTTGGGGCGGCAATGAAGTAATTGCCACCAGCGTTTCGGAGTCCGCGTCTCTGTCCGACGCCCAGTTAGCCGCAGGGATGTTCCCGGCATCCGTGTCGGAGTCCGGTTCTTTGGCGGAGACGCAAACCGCAGCGGGTACGTTTCCTGTAGTGCGTTCAGAGACAATGGCTTTGGCCGACGCGCAGGTTGCGGCGGGGACTTTCCCGGTCTCAGTAGCAGAGTCAGCGGTAATAGATTCTGATGAGTCGGTCTCCATACTTCTTTCCGTAGAAGTTTTTGAAGCGTTTTCAATTACTGAAACGCAATTTGCGTCAGCCGAGTTTTCCGCTTCCGTCTTGGAAGTCTTTGTCGCAGACAGCGCAGAAACCGCAACCTCTGCGTACAACGAGACCATAGCCGAAACTGCCGCTGCAACAACGAATGAGTTGGCTCAGACGGCGTACACGCAAGCAGTTCAAGATACGCTTTCCGCAACCGAGCAAAATATTGCGGCGACGGCGTACACGGTAGATGTGGCGGACTCACTAAGCGCGACATCTGAACAGGCGGCAATCTCAGAGTTTTCTGCGGCTGTGACGGAGGCGTTATCAATCGACGCCGATGAAACTGTAAATTCAGCGTACAACGAAGCCGTTGCAGATGTACTGGGCATTGTTTCTGCCGAAGATGTGGCGGCTACTTTTGCTTTGGCGCTAGAGGAAACTGCGGCCTTGGTGGCAACGGAAGCTGCGGCAACCGCATTTATTGTTTCCATCAATGAAATGGCGTTAGTTGTTTCGGAGCAGTTTGCTCAAGTGGCATTTAACGCCGAAGTTTTTGACTCAGTTGCAATCTTTGATGTCCAGAACGCCCGGTATTTCTGGGAACCTGTAGATGACATTCAAGATGCCAACTGGCAAAATGTCGGAAACGTGCAGTCTGCCAACTGGCAAAATATCACCAATACACAGTCAACCACATGGGTTGATGTTGTTACTCAGGAGTCGTAAATGGCAACAGGAAATACCACACTGCTTGGACTGGCGCTGCCAGTTGAAGGCGAGCTTGATGGAACATGGGGCGATGTTGTCAACGACTCAATCACCTCTTTAGTTGACTCGGCAATTGCAGGCACAACAACACTGAGTGCTGATGCAGACGCTACGCTAACGGACACCAACCTTGCGGCAAACCAAGCTCGCCAAGCGGTGCTGCTGTGGACGGCCAGCAACGGGGCTACAACACGCAACATCACAGCGCCTGCACGGAGCAAGCCCTATATTGTGATCAACGCGGGCACGGGCTCTATCGTGCTGCGCGGCGCAGGGCCAACCGCAGGTGTGACCATTGTGGCGGGCGAGAAGTGCTTGGCTGCATGGAACGGATCGGACTTTGTAAAGATTGCAACCAGCGTAGCAGACGGCGTTACTTCTGTTGGCGGCACGGGCACGGTCAACGGCATCACCCTTACGGGTACAGTGACATCAACCGGCAACCTGACGTTGGGCGGAACGCTGTCTGGCGTGAACCTGACAACTCAAGTCACAGGCACACTTCCAGTTGCAAACGGCGGTACTGGTATAACCTCTTTCGGCGCTGGTGTAGCTACATTTCTTGGTACGCCTTCAAGTGCAAACCTTGCTGCTGCCGTAACGGACGAGACTGGCTCGGGAGCTTTGGTGTTTGCCACAAGCCCCGCTCTAACCACACCAAATTTAGGTACCCCTTCCGCTGCGACCCTGACAAACGCCACAGGTCTTCCGCTGTCTACTGGAGTTACAGGCACACTTCCTGTAGCCAACGGCGGCACAGGCGCAACATCCTTGACAGCCAACAACGTCTTGCTTGGCAACGGCACTTCCGCACTTCAGGTGGTGGCTCCCGGTACAAGCGGCAACGTGCTGACATCTAATGGTACGACTTGGACAAGTGCTGCTGCTGGTGCTGCGTTGTCTGGGCAGACTGATTCTGCTTCTCCGTTTGAGACTTCTCTTGGTTCTGGGGCTGGCGCTGTTAATACTGGTGTCAATAATACGTTTATTGGCTACGAGGCGGGTAACGACAATACCAGTGGTACAGAGAACACCGCTGTGGGTTTTCGGGCTTTTGATGTCAACACAACGGGTGAATTTAACGTAAGTGTAGGCTCTGGCGCATTGGGCGAAAACTCCAGCGGAAGTCAAAATACAGCTTTGGGGCGCGAAGCTCTTGGTTCAAATACTTCCGGCTTTTATAACGTAGGCATTGGAAGCAGGGCAGGTTATCAAAATTTAACAGGGGTAGGAAACGTATCTATAGGACTGAATGCAGGATACGGAACATTTGGGGTGTCCGCTTCACGGAACGTCAGTATTGGTGAAGAAGCGGGGTATAGCTATTCAACTGGCGGAAGCAACATCGCCATTGGCTATCGTACGATGTACCTCAACACCACAGGCACAAACAACGTAGCAGTTGGGCAACAGGCGTTAGATGCAAACACCACAGGCGCAAACAACGTGGCTATGGGGGTCGATGCGCTTGGCGCTAACACAACAGGTGTTCGTAGTGTTGCAATTGGAGTAGGTGCTCTACGCCTTAATACTACTGGTCAGGATAATGTGGCATTCGGATATGATGCGCTACGGTCAAATACTGATGGCTTTGATAATTCATCAGTTGGACGGCAAGCGTTATATTCGAATACCTCTGGTTATTACAATGTTGGAGTTGGGCACAACGCTCTTTTTGCTGTTACTACTGGCCTTGAAAATATTGGCATTGGTATTAACGCAGGAAACTCCGGCACAAACAACCTGACCACGGGATCAAACAACATCCTGATTGGTTACAACGCCGAGGCAACGAGCGCGACTGTCAGCAATCAAGTAACCATTGGTAACGCCAGTATTACCGCCTTCCGCATCCCCGGTCTAAGTGTGAACTGGACAAGTTCGACAGTGCCAAACGTTACAACGACTGGTACGCAGACGCTGACAAATAAGACGCTGACCTCGCCAACAATGACTGGCGCAGTGTTCAACGATGGCTACACCGAAGAAGTGTTTGCTGTCACAGGAACAACACCAGCACTGTCGCCCACCAACGGCTCTATCCAGACGTGGACGCTATCTGGCAACTCAACACCAACTGCTGGCACTTGGGCGGCGGGGCAGTCTGTGACGCTGATGATTGATGACGGTTCTGCTTACACCATCACATGGACATCTTTGGCCGTGACTTGGAAGACTGATGGTGGCGTTGCACCAGCCCTCAATACGACAGGTCTTACGGCAATCCAGTTGTGGAAGGTCGGCACGACTATCTACGGCGCACGAGTGGGAGACAACTGATGCTTGCTGACAAACTGAGGGCTGCTAGTTCTGGTGTTTCCGATCCAGCGTGGAATTTAAACAGTGCTGTTTATCAAGGCAGTCCAATAAACTTCTTTTATGTTGGCAATCAAGAGGGATCACCTCAAGGCATCTCATTCAAACCTGACGGGTTGAAGATGTATGTCATTGGCCCAAGTGGTGATGACGTAAACGAGTACAACTTGTCAACAGCGTGGAATGTCAGCACCGCCAGCTATCTTCAGAACTTTAGCATTAATACGGCAACTTTGCCTGCGCGAGAACTTAATCCGACATCCGTTTTCTTCAACCCTGACGGGCTGAAGATGTTTATTGTTGGGACTGATATGGACACCGTGTTCGGATATGATCTCTCAACGGCGTGGAATGTCAGCACAGCGTCTTTCATTCCTCCGACAGATTATTTCAGTGTCGCTAATCAAGATGGGAGCTTGCCGGGTATCTTCTTTAAACCTGACGGGTTGAAGATGTACATCGTTGGAACCATTGGCGACAATGTTTACGAATACAACTTGTCCACCGCATGGAATGTTAGTACTGCAAGCTATCTTCAAGCCTTTTATGTTGGTGGTCAAGAGTTAGTGCCTCAAGGCATCTTCTTCAAGCCTGATGGATTGAAGATGTATATCGTTGGAAGCGCTGGTGATGACGTTAATGAATACAGCTTGTCCACCGCATGGAACATCAGCACTGCCATCTACTTGCAAAACTTCAGCGTTGCTGCTCAAGATACAAATCCCACAGGTATCTTTTTCAAGCCTGATGGATTGAAGATGTATGTCGTTGGCAGTGGCGGTGATGCTGTTTACGAGTACAACTTATCCACTGCGTGGGACATCAGTACTGCCAGTTATCTTCAGAACTTCAGTGTTGGCACTCAAGATACAAATCCTACAGATATTTTCTTTAAACCTGACGGGTTGAAGATGTATGTAGTTGGTGATACTGGTAACGATGTAAACGAATACAACTTATCAACTGCATGGGACATTAGCACTGCTAGCTACTTGCGGAACTTTAGCGTTGGTGCTCAAGAGACAGCACCTCAAGGCATCTTCTTCAAACCTGACGGGTTAAAGATGTATATTGTTGGCGGCTTTTATGACGTTGTCTGGTCATACGACTTTGTATAAGGAAAATCATGTACGCAAAAATTACAAACAACACAGTAGTCAAGTTCCCGTATTCAATGGGTGACTTGCACGTCGAATATCCTGACACATCATTCCCTGAATCACCAACGGCTGAAACGCTGGCGGCGTTCAACGTCTACGAAGTTGCTCAGACAGCAGCACCAACTGTGGACAGCAAAACGCACCGCCAGATGCAGTCCGTGCAACAGGTCGATGGTGTGTGGACGCAGGTGTGGACGGTGCAGCAATTGCCAGAAGACAAGGCCGCTGTCAACGTGCGCGGCTACCGAGACAACTTGTTGGTCAAGTGCGACTGGACACAGGTGGTAGACGCTCCAGTGGATCAAGCTGCATGGGCAGAATATCGCCAAGCCCTGCGTGACATCAGCGATCAGGCTGGATTCCCTTGGACCATTGTCTGGCCCGTTCAACCTTAAGGAGTAATCATGGAAAACCAAACCCCCGAACAAATCGCTCAACACTACAAAGCCATGCTGGACAGCGTGAACCTCATCAACGACGGCAAGCCTGAGTTCATGAGCGACACCGACTGGACCGACTGCTTGCGCCGCAACGTCGAGCACCTTGAACTGATGGTCGCAAAAACGTATTGGACAAATGAAGACATGGCTCCGGTCAACGCCGCAATTGCTGCTGGCCGAGCTTAAACAACTGCGCCATGAAAGACTGGGCCGTTAGCTTTATCGCTGCGGCCCTTCTTGTAGGGCTCATCATCTGGTGCGTTCGGATTTTTATTTGGGTGATGTATGGATGAAAAAAACTTGGCCCATGAGCTGGCCGTCATTAAGGCGCAAGCCGAGGTGGAGCTGAAGCGTCTGCACGCGGAGAACTCTGCCAAGGAAGTTGCTGGCAAGGCTATTGGCGAAGGTGGCCTGTTCTACATCACCCTGATCATCAGCATCGGAGTGGGTGCATCCATTGTGCTGGACAGTGACAAGATCGCTGCCGTGATGGGTTTGCTTGGCGCTGCGCTGACGGCCCTGATCTCCATGCTAAACGGCATTGCTGGCACTGCACCGAAGCAAGAGAAGCCTGAGTTTGAGGTCATCAAGAACCTGATCGACAAGCTGGATCGTCTGGACCGCAAAGAGCCACCCATGAAGGTTACCGTGGAAGGCGACAAGGTAACAGTCGCCAAGGGTGAGGATTCCATCACCACCTCTAAAGGAGCCTGACATGCTGTCACTATTCTCAACCCTCGGCGGGCTGCTGATCTCCGGCCTGCCCAAGCTGCTTGAGTTCTTCCAGAACAAAGCCGACCAAGCGCATGAGCTGCGGTTGGCTCAAGTCCAGACTGAGCGCGAGTTGCAACTGGCTGCTGCTGGCTTTGCCGCTCAGGCCCGTATTGAGGAAATCCGTACCGAGCAAGTGGCGATGGAGACCGATGCCCGGATGACCGAGGCGGCTCTCAGCCATGACCAGAAGGTGCTGGAAAAAGCCAGCAAGTGGGTTGCCAACTATGTAGGAACCGTGCGCCCCACAGTGACGTACATCTTCGTGTTTGAGCTGGTGTGCATCAACGCCTTCATGGCTTGGTATTTGTACCAAACACCCGGCCTGATCACCAGCATTGATGATGTGATTCGCTACGCAGACCTGATATTCAGTACCGACGAGATGGCGATGCTGGGCGCGATTATTGGATACTGGTTTGGGTCACGTGGGTGGCAGAAGAAGTGAAACTGAGCAAAGCCGGGGAAGACTTGATGCACAAGTACGAGGGCTTTCGCTCTCGGCCCTACCTTTGCCCAGCGCACATCTGGACGATCGGCTACGGCCACGTCCTGTACCAAGAGCAGATCAGGCTTCCCGTGGTGCGGGTAGAGGGCAAGGAGACGCCCATGATCCGCAAGGAGATGCCATTGAAACCGGAGGACAACCGTGTCTGGACGAAAACTGAGATTGACGAACTATTCCGCACTGATGTCAGAACTTTTGAACGGGGTGTTCTTCGTCTTGTTCCCGGTGTGGTTGGGCGTCAAGGCGCTTTCGACGCTCTTGTCTCTATTTCCTTTAACTTTGGGCTAGGCAACCTCCAGCGCAGCACGATCCGCATGAGGGCCAACCGAGGCGACTGGGAGGGTGCAGCCGAGGCATTCCGCATGTGGACCAAGGGCGGAGGCAAAGTCCTGCCGGGGCTCGTCAAGCGCCGCGAAGCAGAAATTGCGCTGTTCCTGAGTTAAGTGCGAAAATGTCACGAAACTGAGGTCAACCATGCCCCTGAAGTCCATCATATTTCGACCCGGCGTAAACCGGGAGAACACCCGCTACGCATCCGAGGTCATCGGCTCTGTGTCGCCTGCAACTCAGGTAGTTGGGGGTTGGTACGAGTCTGAGAAGGTTCGATTCCGCTCTGGGACGCCTGAAAAAATTGGTGGCTGGAGACGTATTTCCGCATCCACATTTCTCGGTACATGCAGGTCTTTATGGAACTGGGTGACACTTGGTGGTTTAAACCTTGTCGGTGTTGGCACAAACCTGAAGTTCTACATTGAGCGCGGCGGTAAATACAACGACATCACACCGCTCCGAGGAACGGCCACTTTAACCGACCCGTTTACCGCTACTGACGGCTCTTCTGTAATTTTGGTTGCTGACGTGGCGCACGGTTGCGCGACCGGGGACTTCGTGACGTTCAGTGGAGCCACAGGGCTTGGCGGCAATATTACGGCGGGTGTGCTCAACCAAGAATACCAAGTTACCGTAGTCACAGCCGACTCTTACAACATCACTGTTGGCGTGACTGCCAACGCCACAGATGTATCAGGCTCTCCGGGTGGCGGCACTGTTTCTGCGGCCTATCAAATTAACGTCGGCCCTGAGTTTCAACAGCCGACCACAGGTTGGGGTGCTGGAGTCCGGTGTGGTTGGGCGTCAAGGCGCTTTCGACGCTCTTGTCTCTATTTCCTTTAACTTTGGGCTAGGCAACCTCCAGCGCAGCACGATCCGCATGAGGGCCAACCGAGGCGACTGGGAGGG